TAGCAGCTCAGGACGCCTACGAATCGATCTTGGTCTTCGGTAACCCTCCGTATGTACCGCCCAAGTAATGGGCTAGACTTCGCGCTGTGACCGAGAGGACGCGGCCGTGTGAGTGCGGCGGAGAGATCGTCAAGAAGCCCGGCCCCGGCCGGTGGCCACTCAAGTGCGAGGGGTGTCGAGCACCGAAGCCGTCCGAGGCGCGGGAGGTGACCTGCGAGGAGTGCGGGGCGGGGTTCCGCACGACCTGGCGGGGGCGACCAGATCGGAAGCCGAAGTTCTGCTCGGGCGAGTGCAGGCGCTTGGCCGCCGCTCGGCGCTCCAGGGAGTGGCGCGCGAGCCACCCCGAGGAGTACGCGGCCAAGTACGAGGCGGAGCTGGAGCGCCGCCGGAAGGCGACCCTCGACCGGGCGGCGGCTCGGAGCTGTCCGTACTGCGGCGGACCGATGCCGCCGCGTCGGCGGAAGTACTGCGGCGCCTTGAAGTGCAAGGGCGCCTACCATCGCGAGCGCAACCGCGAGTGGATGCGGAAGTACAAGGCCGAGCATGGCGTGCCCTACGTCGCCCGGTACCGCGGGCCCGACCACGTCGAGAAGCTCAACGCGCTGACGGGGAGCCGCTCGGACGACCCCGCCCGGAAGCAGGAGCGGTGGCAGCGGCGCCGCGCGCAGAAGCTCGCGACCACGGTCGAGAAGTTCCGTCACGAGGACGTCTACGAGCGCGACGGCTGGATCTGCGGACTCTGCCGCGAGCCGGTCGATCGCGAGCTGCGCTACCCCAACCCGAAGAGTCCGAGCCTGGACCACGTCATCCCGCTGTCCCGTGGCGGCCACCACGTGCTGGAGAACGTCCAACTCGCTCACCTGACCTGCAACGTGAAGAAGCAGGCCCGCATCGCCGAGGAGGAACCGGCATGACCATGGAGTGGAAGCCGACCGGTCTCGGTGAGCGCGGCTCCGCGCTGTGGGACTCGGTGACCTCGCGCTACTCGCTGCGCCCCGACGAGCTGGCCATCCTCGCCGACGCCTGCCACGAGGCCGACGTCATCGAGCGGCTCAAGGCCGAGTTCGAGGTGCGCGACCTCATCACCACCGGCTCGATGGGGCAGGACGTCGCCGCCCCGCACGTGTCGGAGATCCGCCAGCACCGCGCCACCCTGGCGACGCTGCTCGGCAAGCTCCGCCTGCCCGACGACGAGGCCGGGAGCGGCGGCGGCAGCGCTTCGGAGGCCGGGCGGGCCCTGGTCAACCAGCGCTGGCGCCCACGCTCGGCAGGCTGATGGCCGTCTCGATCGCCTCCGCGCGTCGCGACGAGCGCGAGGAGCTGGCCGAGATCGAGGCGTACTACCGCGCCGAACTGGCGCGCCCCGCCGAGTTCCCCTCAGTGCAGTGGAAGCCGGTGCGGATCGGCCCCACCTGGGCGCTGGACGACGACGGCATCCACTGGCGCCTGCCCGAGTACACCATCGGCTGGGGCGTGCTCGCCTGGTGCGGGCGCTGGCTGCAGGAGTCGCGCGGCGTCGGCTGGCAGTTCACCCTGGAGCAGGCCCGGTTCCTGCTGTGGTGGTACGCCATCGACGAGGCTGGGCGGTTCCTGTACCGGGACGGCGTTTTCCAGCGCCTGAAGGGGCACGGCAAGGACCCGCTGGGCGCCGCACTGTGCGCGGCCGAGATGCTGGGCCCGGTGCGCGTGGTTGACTGGGACGACTCGGGCCCGGTCGGCGGCGACGAGATGAACGCCTGGGTGCAGACCGCGGCCGTCAGCCTCAAGCAGACCAAGAACACGATGCGGCTGTTCCCCGGACTGTTCAGCGACGAGGCGAAGGCGCGCTACGCGATCCAGATCGGGCGCGAGCAGATCCACGCCCTCGGCGACACCCGGTTCATGGAGGCCGTGACCAGCTCGCCCGCCAGCCTGGAGGGTGCGCGTTCGACTTTCGTGCTCATGAACGAGACCCATCACTGGATGGCCAACAACGATGGCCACGAGATGGCGGCGGTCATCGAGCGCAACGCCACCAAGTCGAAGGGCGGCGCCGCCCGCACGCTGCGCATCACCAACGCCTACGAGCCGGGCGAGGACTCGGTCGCCGAGCGCGACCGTGAGGCCTACGAGAAGGTGTTGGCCGGGGAGGCCGTGGACATCGGTCTGCTCTACGACTCGTTGGAGGCGCCGCCGGAGGCGCCGCTGACCCTGGAGGCCGCACCCAGCGTGGTGGAGGCGATCCGGGGCGACTCGGTGTGGCTGGACACCGAGGTCATCGTCAAGTCGATCGCCGACACCCGTAACCCGCCCAGCCGCTCGCGCCGGTTCTGGTACAACCAGATCACCGCCGCCGAGGACGCCTGGATGGACCCCCAGCAGTGGGACGCGATCGCCGCCCCCGACCAGCTGGTGCTGCCCGGTGAGCCGATCGTGGCCTTCTTCGACGGCTCCAAGTCGGACGACACCACCGCGCTGGTCGGTTGCCGCCTCTCGGACGGGCACGTGTTCGTCATCGACTGCTGGGCCCGTCCGGCCGGGGAGCGCGGCCGGGGCTGGATCGTGCCGCGTCAGCAGGTGGACGAGGCCGTGGCCGGGATGTTCGACGCCTACAAGGTGGTGGCGTTCTTCGCCGACCCGTCGGACACCCGCGACGACACGGGCGAGCGGTTCTGGGAGCCGCTGTTGGACGACTGGCACCGCCGCTACGGCCCGCAGTTGAAGCTGTGGAGCGTGCAGTCCGGGGACCGGCGGCACTCGATCGCCTGGGACATGCGCTCGAAGGAGCACGTCAACCTCTTCACCGCCGCCGCCGAGCGGTTCGTCGCCGAGGTGGCGGCCGGGCTGTTCACCCACGACGGCGACATCCGGTTGCGCCAGCACGTGCGCAACGCCCGGCGCAGGCCGAACGAGTTCGGCGTCTCGCTGGGCAAGGAGCACCGTGAGTCGGCCCGCAAGGTCGACCTCGCCGTGTGCGCGGTCGGCGCGCGGATGCTGCGCCGCCTCTACCAGAACAAGGAAACGTCGACCAAACAACGGTCAGGGAAGGTGTGGTGACATGGCGCTTCTCGAATCGCACGAGGGGTGGTATGCCGTGCGCCTCACCGAGGAGGAGTGGCGGACCGTCTCGACCCAGGAGGAGGGGGTTATCAAGCTGTTCCCCCTCCCTGACGACCCGGTGCTGATGGACCTCTACTACTACAACGAGGGGGCCTGATGCTCTCACCGCAGCAGGCCGAGCAGCTGGTCAAGGGCGAGCTGTACCCCATCTGGGATCAGGAGAGGCGGCGGCTGGACCGCATCGATCGCTGGTTCCGCTGGGAGCAGGAGGACATCCCGCTGCCGCGCCGGGCCACCCGTGAGCTGAAGATGCTCGCCCAGCTCAGCCAGGTGCCCTGGCTGACCCTGGTGGTCACCGCGTGCGCGCAGGCGATGTACGTCGACGGCTACCGCTCCGCGCAGGACCCGGAGGGCACCAGCGACGACGCCGACCCGGACAACATCTCGCCCCCGTGGCGGACCTGGCTGGCCAACGCGATGGATCGCCGCCAGATCCCGCTGCACCGGGCCGCGCTCGGCTACGGCTGGGCCTTCGAGAAGATCCTCCCCGGTGAGGACCCGGTGACCGGCCGCGCGATGTCGGTGATCCGGGGCGTGTCGCCGCGCAAGATGGTGGCGCTGTGGGAGGACCCGGCCGAGGACGACTGGCCGCAGTTCACGATGCAGATCGTCGAATCCAAGCGGAACGGCGAGAAGCTCATCAAGGTGCTCGACGACACCGCTGAACACGACCTGCGGGTGGACGCCAACGGCGAGGAGGTCACCTACCTGGGCAACCGCGTCCACGACGCGGGCGTGTGCCCGGTGGTGCGCTTCGCCAACATGCTGGACCTGGAGGGCCGCTCACCCGGCGAGGTGGAGCCACACATCCCACTGGCGGCCCGGATCAACAAGACCTCCTACGACCGCCTCATCACGCAGCACTTCGCCTCCTGGCGGGTCCGCTACGTGACCGGCATGGCCGAGCCCGACGACGAGGAGACGGCGGTCCGCAAGAAGCTGCAGCTTCGCCAGGACGACATCCTGGTGGCCGAGGACCCCGACACCAAGTTCGGCACCTTGGAGGCGTCGGACCTGAGCGGGTTCATCGCGGCGCACCGGGCCGACATCGAGACCCTCGCCGCCGTGTCGCAGACGCCCACCCACGAGCTGACCGGGCAGATGGCGAACCTGTCGGCGGAGGCGCTGGCCGCTGCTCGGGCGAGCCTGACGCAGAAGGTGGTCGAGCGGCAGAAGACGTTCGGTGCCTCGCACGCGCAGGCGCTGCGCCTCGCCGCCGCCCTGGAGGGCCACGAGGACTACGCCAACGACCCCACCGGCCGGGTGACCTGGCAGGACATGGAGATCCGCTCCATGAGCCAGGCGGCGGACGCGCTGGGCAAGATGGCGGAGATGCTGCACGTGCCGCCGACGGCGCTGTGGCCGATGATCCCCAACGTGGAGAAGACCGACGTCGCCGAGTGGATCCGCTTGGCGGAGGCGGGCGACCCGGTCACCAAGATGGTGGAGCGGTTGGAGCGCCAGCGGCGCACCGCTGACATCCGTGCGCGCGAGTCGGCCCGGCCGCCGCAGTCGGTGCGGGTCGAGCAGCAGCGCAGCGAGCCGGTGGTGGCGGGTCGTGGCGGCAACGCCTAGGGGGCGCCAGCTCACCGAGGCGCACCGTCAGCAGCAGTTGGATGCCCGCGACAACTTCCTGGCCGAGTTCTTGGCGTTGTGGGCGCTGTTGGACACCGACAACCTGGACGAGACCGGGCCGGGCTGGGTCCGCGCGGTCACCGCGCTGATCAAGTCGTACCGGCAGTTGTCGGCCGAGATCACCACCGCCTACTACTGGGCGTTCCGGGCCGCTGAGCTGGGCGAGACCGGCCCGCGCATCCCGGACCTGAGTGTGCCCGGGCAGGCGGGCACGGTGGGCGCACCGGTGGAGGACGTCACCTCGCGGCCGCCGATGGCGCCGCCCCCGGCGGCTCCGCGCACCGGTCGCCCCCCGCGCAATGCCCAGACTCGCCGGATCGAGCGGGACGCCCGCCGGACCCGCCGGGACGCCGCGCGGGAACTGGAGCGGTTCGTCGATGACTCGGGGATCCGCTGGGACTTCGACGAGTCGGTGTTCGAGCGGCGCGGCCGGGACCGGTCGACCCGGATCGAGATCCCGGAGATCGACTGGGAAGAGCGCGACCGGGCGATGGAGATCTCGCTCAACATCGTCGGCCCGGTCGGGCAGAAGTCGAAGATCAAGCGCGGGAAGACGCCACAGGAGGCGCGCGACGCCTCGTTCGTGGAGTCGTCCGGGGTGGCCACCCGCCACGTACTTACCGGCGGCCGCAAGAGCCTGCTCACCCTGCTGCAGCGCGACGATCGCGCACAGCGCTGGATCCGGGTCACCGACGGTGATCCGTGTGCGTTCTGCGCGATGCTGGCCAGCCGGGGCCCGGTGTACCTGTCCGAGGACTCGGCCGGGTTCAAGGCCCACGACCACTGCGCCTGCACCGCCGAGCCGGTCTATCACTCGAACGCCCCGTGGCCGGGGCGTGCCGACGAGTTCCGCAAGCTGTGGGACCAGTACATCAAGGGCCGCTACTCGGGACAGGCCGCGATCCGCGCCTGGGAGAAGCTGTACCGCGACCTGCAGAAGCAGCGGCGCAGCGAGGTCGCTTAGTCGTGCGTGCGGGGCACGTGCCCCCTCGGGTCGCCGAGGGTGTTCGCAGTCATCGGCAACCACTGCGAAGATGGCGTACGTGACGGGTAACAAGAGGCCGACAGAAGACGACTGGAAGCGGCTCGGGCGCGCGATCGCGGACCGGCGCTTCGAGCTGGGCCTGTCCCAGGAGGCGCTGGTGAAGCTCGGCGGCCCGAGCCACCAGATCGTCCGCAACGTCGAGCGCGGCGTGGTCGCCGACTACCGCGACAGCACCTTTTATAAGTTCGACCGCGCGCTGCGCTGGCCCGACGGCACCGCTAAGCGCATCCTCGACGGAACCGCCACTGAGGAAGAGGTTGAGACCGTAGTGCCCCGCATCGTCGAGCGCGGTGGGCGAGCGGCTGCGACCGTCCAGGGCACCGGACACGCCGACCTCGGGTTCGCCGCCACCGCCCCCGCCCCCGAGCCGCAGCCCGAGCGCTCAGCGACGAGGAACGCCACCATCGTCACCGTGGCCGAGCTACTGCGGTGCCTGCGCGAGGAGCGCGACCGCACGCCGAGCATGGACGACGCGGAGGAGGCTCTGCTGCGGCTGCTGCCGGAGCTGTACGGGCGGGACCGGGGCGACACCTGACCTGACCGGAAACAAGGTCACCCCCGAGGGTCCGGCACCGGGCCCTGCACCGGCGGGTAGGCGCCGCAGTCGCGCGAGGTCGGGGCGTGGTCGCGGTCGTGGGCGCGCAGCTCGCGGATGTAGTCGGCGCTGGCGTCGTTGCGGCCCTCGTACACGCTGGTGTGCGCGTAGCCGACCATGAGCAGCCCGAAGTCGCCCCGCTCCAGGGAGACGTAGCGCAGCAGCCGCCCGTACCGGTCGACGTCGGGCGCGCCCGCCTGTGGCTGCAGGGTGACGTACTGGTCGGCGAGCAGGCGCTCCGCCTCGTACTTGGCGGCGGCGCCGCCGGGTGAGGACATCTCGCACGAGTCGATGCCGAGCACTCGCACCTTGCGGCCGTCGGCCATCTCGATGGTGTCGCCGTCGATGACGCGCCCCACCTTCATCCGGTCGGACGGGATCATCCGATCCCGGCCGGTGGGCGCCTTCACTGCCGCGTACGCCTCGCTGGGCACGGCCGGGGTGGATGCGGGGGCGACGAACAGCTGTCCCACCAGTACGGCGGCGAACAGCCACGTCGCCACGCTCACCACCCCGCGCATCCAGGGGTCGAGCGGGCGGGAGCCGGGGTGGCGGACCTGGTCGAACCACCAGGACAGGGCGCGGCCGGGCAGGCGCAGCACCAGCACCAGCAGGCGGGCGAGGTTCAGCAAGTTCGTCATCACGACCCCAGTGTCGCATACACGTGACATCTAGTCGTGGGGAGGTCTCAGATATGGCCGGGCCCGACACTGCCACCCGCAAGCGGCTCGTCAAGCAGGGCAAGGCGTTGCCCGACTCCGGCACTGGCTCCGGTGGTCGGTTTCCGATCCGCAACGCCAACGACCTGCGCAAGGCGATCCGCGCCATCGGGCGCGCTCGCCCTGAGGACCGCGCGAAGATCAAGCGCTTCATCATGCGGCGCGCGCGCGAACTGGGGCTGACCCACCTGATCCCGGACTCCTGGAAGTCCGGCAAGTAGACCTCCGGCCATCCCCGGCCGGTTGGCGTGCGGCGCAACGTCGCGCGCTCGTGCAGTACCCGCAACGGGAGGGACGCCGCAATGGCTGACCAGAACGACGCCCAGCAGAGCGACGTCGACACCAGCGAGCTGGACGGCATCGACGACCACGAGGCGGAGCAGCTGCTCGCCGACGCGGTCGAGGCCGACGAGCGCGAACGGTCGCGCGGCAGGCGAGCCGGTGACGACGACGACCCGGATGCCGAGCACCTCGGCGACGCGGGCAAGCGGGCGTTGGACCGTATGAAGGCCGCCCGCAAGGCGGCCGAGAAGGAAGCGGCCGAGCTGCGCGCTCGGCTGGAGAAGTACGAGAACGCCAACAAGTCGGAACTGCAGCGCCTCCAGGAGGAGCGGGACCGACTTCGCGACGAGCTGCCGAAGGTGGCCTCCAAGGCGAAGGCCCTGGAGATCGCCCTCGACGCAGCACCCCCGCACGCCAGCCTCGCCCAGGTTCGGGCGGTGGCCAAGCGCGTGCGTGGCGCCGACGACGACGAGCTGCTCGCCGACGCGCAGGAGTTGTTCGAGCTGCTGGCCCCCGCGCCAGCCGAGGACAAGCCTGCGTCGAAGGTCGCCGGTGCTCGGCCCAAGCCCCGCCTCAAGGGCGGGACCGCCGAGCCCGACGAGGAGCCCGAGGAGACCGACCCCCGCAAGCTCGCCGCTCTGCTCCCCCGGCGCCGCTGACAAGGACACCCGCACGGCCACCACAGGGGCCGCCTGCGGTCGCTCCAACAACCACTAGGAGGTTCCTGTGGCCAACACGTTCATCAAGGCGGAGAAGATCGCCGCCCAGGCGCTCGGCCTGCTGGAGCGGGAGATCATCCTCCCCGCCCTGGTGTGGCGGAACGCGGGCGGGGACTTCGCCGGTGCCGCTGGCGACACCATCTCGATCCGGGTCCCGGCGCGGACCACGGCCCGGACCCGCACGCTGCGCGGCGCTCGCGGTGCCTCCTCCGAGGGCACCGGCATCATCACGATGGACGAGCTGACGGAGACCAAGGTCGACGTCACGCTCGACACCGACGTCTACTCGGCCGTGCCGATCACGGACGAGGAGCTGACGCTCGACATCGTCGACTTCGGCGCCCAGATCGCCGAGCCGCAGATCCGGGCGATCGCCGAGGGCGTGGAGAACGCGCTCGTGGCGGAGATGACCGGTGCCACGTACGCGAACGAGGTCACTGTCCCGGCGGACGCGACCGACCTGTACGACTACATCGTCGACGCGCGGGTCGCGCTCAACAAGGCCAACGTCCCGATGTCGGAGCGCTTCCTCGTGGTGGGCGCCGACTTCGAGGGTCGCCTCCTCAAGTCGGACGAGCTGCACCAGGTCGACAAGGCCGGTACCGACTCGGCGCTGCGTGACGCGACCATCGGTCGCCTGGCGGGCTTCGAGGTCGTGGTCTCCAACGCGCTGCCCGCCGACGTGGGCTTCGCGTTCCACCGCACCGCCTACGTGCTGGGCATGCGCGCCCCGGCGGTGCCGGAGGGCGCCACCTACGGCGCCTCCCGGTCGGCCTACGGGCTGAGCATGCGGTGGATCCGGGACTACGACTTCCGCAACGTCCAGGACCGCAGCCTGTTCGACGTCTACATCGGCACCAACATCGTGGCCGACGGTCCGGACGGCGACGACGCGGGCAGCGACCCCGACTTCGTGCGCGCGGTCAAGCTGACCCTGGCCGAGCCGGAGACGCCGTAGTGGAACCCCTGGCGAGCGTCGCGGACCTGGAGACGCGGCTCGGACGCAAGTTCGAGGGAGCGGAGGTTTCTCGCGCCCTCGCACTGCTCGACGACGCCTCGGCTCTGGTCCGCGACGTCGCCGGGCGCACCTGGACCGACCCGGAGACCGGCGCCCTGCAGTCGGTCCCGGGCTCGGTTCGGTGGGTCGTGTTGCGCGCCGCCGAACGGGCGGTGCGCAACCCGGAGGGCTTCTCCAGTGAGTCCGCCGGTGACTACTCCTACCAGCGCACCGGCGTCCAGCCGGGCATCTACCTCACCGAGGGCGAGGAGAAGGCGATCCGCCGCGCGCTGGGCAAGTCAGGGATGTGGACTCAGGGCACCACTCGCAACGAGGAGTGCTTCACCACGGTCTGGCTGTACGACCAGTTCGGCGCCGAGCCGATCCCCTACGACATCTATCGGGAGTAGCCGTGAGCCGCCTGCTCGATCACGGGCCTCACACCGTGAAGATCTGGATCGAGGAGGAGGTCACGGACTCTCGGGGAAACGTGGTCCGGCGCCCCCGGCCGGACTCTCCGGTGACGGTCACCGGGTGCCTCGTGCACCCGGTGGCCTCCACCCGAGGCGCGTTTCCGGCCATCGATGTCACCCAGGGGCAGCGTGTGGACGCCGCGTGGCGGCTGCACGTGCGCGACGCCCCGCTGGGCTGGTGGTCGAAGGTCGAGTTCGAGGGGAAGACCCTGCTCATCCTGGGCGGTCCGCTCAAGTACAGCGCCAGTTCCGGCACCCGCCACATCTCTTGCACGTTGATCGAGGACCGCTGATGGCCATCATCTACGACAACGTGGGCGGCTGGGGCTCGCTGGACGCCTACATCGCTCACCTGCCCGGCGTGCGCAGGGAACTGTCGCGCACCGCGCGGGAGGGTGGTCAGCGGGCGGAGGCGATCCTCAGGGCGCACCGGCACGCGGGCCATGCTCGCATCACGGTGACCAAGGGCGACCGGCTGGACTGGTTCGTCAACCTCGATGACACCCGTGGTCTGCGCGCCGCCGCCGCGATCGAGTTCGGTCGCGGGCCGGGCGGGTGGCACCGTGGCAGCGCGGAGGGCATTCACGCACTGCGGAGCGCGTTCTGATGCCGCGCTACTCGGTCGACTACCTGGATGTCCTGCTGGAGCTGCTGCGTCTCGACCTGCAGTTCCCCGACGTCAAGGTCATGACGCGGATCCCGGACAGCCTGCCCAACCACGTTCCGCTGGTGGTGATCCAGCGGGTGGGCGGCGACTCCACGCATCCGTGGTTCTTCGACCAGCCGTGGATCAACGTGCAGTGCTGGTGCGACGACAAGGGGCCCACCGGCGATCCGTTTCGGGACGCTGCCGACCTCGCCGACGACGTGCGGCGAGTGCTGTGGGAGGCGTGGCGCAACCAGCGCGTTGTGCCCGACCACGGGTGGATCACCTACATCCGCGAATCCTCCGGCCCCCGGGAGATCGCGGACAACGATCGCCCGTTCCTGGGCCGCTACTCGGCCACCTACGAGTTGCGGGTTCGTCCCGCTGCGTAAGACCCGCACGGCCACCACAGGGGCCGCCTGCGGTCGCTCCCTAACCATCTAGGAGGTTCCTGTGGCTCTGCTCGACTCTGCCGTTCTCATCCCCGGGACCGGGTACATGTACACCGCCCCGGCCGAGACGACGGCCCCCACTGACCTCACCTCGCCCGAGGCGCCCTGGGAGAACCTGGGGCACACCTCGCGCGAGGACGGGCTGACCATCACCCGCGATGGCGGCGACAGCGAGGTCATCGGCACCTGGCAGAACCCGTCGCTGCGTGAGCGGCGCGAGCCGACCACGTTCGCCATCACCGCGTACCTGCACCAGGTCACCAACGAGGTGCTGGAGATGTACTTCGGCCCTGGTGACGTCGACACCGAGGGCGTTTTCGGTGTCACCTCCGCGGTGGCCACCGTCGACCGGGCGCTGTACGTGCGCATCGTCGACGGCGCCAACGAGGTCGGCCTGTACGTGCCGCGCGTGTCGATCTCCTCGGAGGACGACGTCGAGATCGACGTGGAGGGCTTCCTCGCCTTCCCGGTCCGCATGACCGTACTTCAGGTCTCCGGCTCGAACCTCATGGAGTTCTACGGCGCCGAGCTCGGCACCATCACCCCGTGATCGGTCGGCGGGCGGCCCTCCCCCCAGACCGGGGTCGCCCGCCGATCTTCCCCATGTTCAAGGTCTGGGAGCGAAGGTCTGGGAGAACATGAGCAGCAAGGAAACCCTCATCGACCAGATGGCCGCCGACGTGGAGGCCGTCGATGCCCCCGCCGAGTTCCCGGCGGGGACGCCCGAGTTCAAGAGCTACCTCGCACTGCGCCCGCGGTCGCGCCGCGCCGAGTTCAAGCGAGTGCTGGCGCAGGTCGCCGAGATGAGCCCGCAGCTCAAGCGCGAGCAGGCGGCGATCGCGAAGCTGAAGGAGGAGGGCGCCCGGGAGGCGGCCTCGATGCGGCTGTGGGCCAGCCTGGATGAGCTGTACGAGCTCGTGGAGAAGGCGCTGCGCCTGGTCGCCGTCGACGCCGAGAAGTTCGACGCCTGGGCGGCCGAGGTTGATGACGAGACGCTGCAGCTGGTGTGGGCCGTCTACCAGCAGAAGACCCAGCCGGGGGAAGCGTCCAGCTCGGCGAGCTGATCGATGAGCACGGGGAAGCCCTGCTGTTCGACCTACAGAACATGGGCGTGGACCTCTACGACCTGTGGCGGCCGAACAGTGGGCTGACCCCCCGCAAAGTGCTCTGGCTCGTCGGGCAACTCCCCCAGTCCTCCGCGTTCGCCGCCTCCTGTCGGGGCGGCGCGGAGTTTCGACCGTGGACGGTTGAGACCTACCTTCTGGCCGCGATTGCGAACCTGCTGCAGGCGGCGAACCGGCAGCGCGCGGGCAAGCGCAGCGCGAAGCCGGTCGTCGAGCCGCCGAAGCCGAAGCGCAAGCCGAAGCGCGTGGTCACCGTCTCGGAGATCATTCGGCGCCGCGAGCAGCGGGCCAGCAACTCCGGCAACACCCACCCTTAGTTGAACACGTACACCGGGAGGTGACTCCGTGACTTCTCCCGGCGGCGCGAGGGAAGTGGGGCGCGTTTCGATCCGCGTCCTGCCGGACACGGCAGGGTTCCGGCAGCGGCTGAAGGCGGCCGTGGAGGCCGCGGAGTCCGGGCTTGAGGTCACCATCCCGGTCGACTTCGACGTTGACACCGCCGGACTGCGCGCCCAGCTCGCCGCGCTCGATCAGTCGCGGATCACCGTCCCGGTCAACTTCGACCCGGACATCGCGGGCCTGCGGGCGCAGCTCGCCGCACTGGACCGTTCCAGAGTCACGATCCCGGTCCGCTTCGACGCCCGCGACCTGACCCGGCTGAACGCGCTGATCGCTCGCCTGCGCAACCGCACCATTCGCATCAACGTCCAGCTGCACGGGATCGGCCAGGCGATCCGGCAGCTGACCGCGCTGGATGCGGTGGTGCGCCGCCTCGACGGCCGCAGGATCAACATCAACGTGGACGTCGACAGCGGCACGGCGATCATCCAGATGGTTGGCCTGACGGCGGCCACCCGCGCCGCCGAGGCGGCCGGAGGCGGGCTGGGCGGCACTTTCAACCGGGGCCTGGTCGCCATCGCGCAGAATGCGGCCCAGGCGGTCGGCATCCTGGTCGCCATCCCCGCAATCGCCACCGCCATCGCGGTAGCCGGTGCGGCGATCACGGCGGCGTGGGGCGCGATCTCGACGGCAATCATGGCGATTCCGGGGGCGTTGTTCCTGCTGGGCGCCCCGATCGCCGCCGTGATGACCGGCCTGGACGGCATCAAGAGGGCCGCCTCCACCATCGCGCCCGAGTTCGACAAGATGAAGGCCGCCGTCTCGGGCACCTTCGAGACGGTCATGGTCCCGGTCTTCAAGCAGTTGGCGACCATCTTCCCGCAGCTCACCACCGGGATGCAGGGCACCGCCGAGGCGATCGGCGTGATCGCCACCCGACTGACCGAGATGGTCACCTCGGCGGCCGGGATCCAGCGGATCGATCAGATCTTCGCCAACGTCAACCAGGCGTTGCGCGAGATGGCGCCCGGCATCGCCGCCGTCGTCGACAGCCTGCTCATCCTCGGGTCGCAGAAGTCGATCTTCGACACGCTGACCACTGCCGTCAACGAGTTCGGCACGCGGTTCCGGTCGATGGTGATCGACGTGGTCGCCGACGGCACGCTCGACAGTGCCATGCGCGGCCTACAGGGCACGCTCACCGCGCTCACCGACGGGTTCGTCAACCTGGTCCGCAACGGCCTGGAGACGTTCAGCGCCGCCGCCCCGGGCGTCAACGCCGCCCTGAACTCGATCACCGACTTCTTCAACCGCTTCGACTGGACGTCGCTCGGCACCTCCGTGTCGGGCGTGTTCGAGGGCATCTCCCGGGGCATCGACTCGATCCCGCAGGGCACCATCGACGCGATCGAGGCGTCGTTCGCGAAGCTGTCGGAGACGTTCCAGTCCGCCGAGTTCGCGGATGCGATCAACGAGATCGCCAACGCCGTCCCCCCGGCGCTCGACCTGATCAACTCGGCAGTGGAGGAGTTCAAGGGCGTCGCCGAGGTCGTCAGCGACGTCATCACGATCTTCAACGACATCGACACGTCGTTCAACAACGTCGTCGACGGCATCCAGGGCGGCATCGACAAGCTGCGCGCGGCAATGGCGGCCGAGTGGGGCTTGGACGCGGAGGACCCGTTCGGGATCGCCGCGTGGGAGGACTCGGTCGAGAACCAGGTTCGCGAACTGCTCGGCCTGCCGCCGCTGATCGAGGACGCCGGTAACCAGGCGCGCGACGCGGCCAAGAACTCCTTCGGCCAGGTCGGCCCGACGATCGACTCCTCGCTCGCCGACGTGCCGCACTCGGTGGCCGGGCAGATGGAACCGGTGCCGCTGGCGGTGCGCGACAGCCTCGACCAGACGCCGCCGATGGTGGACTCGGCGCTCGGCCCGGTGCCCGCGCACGTGGCCGCCGCGCTCGCGAACATGTCGCCGGAGGTGGCGGCAGCCCTGGTGTCGGTGACGGACGCCTTCCAGACCGGGCTTAGCAGGATGCCCGAGATCGTGGACGCCGCGTTCACCGACCTCAACGGGCCCATCACGGCCGGGATGACCGGCATCGCCCAGGCGGTGACGGACGGGTTCCCGGGCATCGAGGGCTCGATGAAGGCCGGGATGGCGAACTTCGGCAGTGCACTGACGGCGGAGTTCACCAACCTGCAGAGCAACGTCACCACCGGCATGGCGGGCCTCAACATGGCCGTTGAGGTCGGCTTCCAGTCGATGGAGGGCGCCGTCCGAAACGGGATGATCGTCTTCCAGACGGCGATCACCGAGGCGTTCGCCACCATGCAGCCCGCGATCACCGCCGGGATGGCCGGGCTGAACCTCGCCGTCGAGATCGGCTTCCAGTCGATGGAGGGCGCCGTCCGGAACGGCATGCTCGTCTTCACGACGGCGGTCACCGAGGGCTTCACCAACATGGCCCCGGCCGTCACCACGGGCATGGCAGGCCTGAACCTGGCCGTCGAGATCGGCTTCCAGTCGATGATGGGCGCCGTCAACAACGGCATCATCCTGTTCCAGCAGGCGATCACCACCGGCTTCACCAATATGGCCCCGCTGGTCACCACCGGCATGGCGGGCCTGAACCTCGCCGTCGAGATCGGCTTCCAGTCGATGGCGGCCGCCGCCACCAACGGCGTGCTGCTGGTGCAGAACGCGGTCGTCACTGGGTTCGCGCAGATCGCCACCGTGATCACTACGGCCACCGCGCAGTGGGCCGCCCTGGTGTCGCTGGGGATGAACACGCTGGTCAACACGGTGACGGTCGGCTTCCAGACGATGGCCTCCGCCGTCGCCAATGGGATGCTCAGCATCCAGAGCCAGTTCAACACCGGCTGGACCACGATCGGCGCCGGTCTGCAGACCGCGATCGACAACTGCCTGCGGATCATCACCACTGGCATGACCAACATGACCACGGCGGTCTCCAACGGCATGACCAACATCGTCAACGCGGTCACCAACGGCATGACTCAGTTCGTCAACGAGGTCACCCGGGGCGGCAACGAGGCGGTCACGGCGATCACCTCCGCGGTGGCGCGCATGGTGAACACGTTGCGGAGTGCGGCCGCGGACTTCCGGGCGGCTGGCGCCAACATGGGCCAGGCACTCGCCGACGGACTCAACTCGAAGGCTGGCGTGGTGGAGGCCGCCGCCCAGCGGCTCGCCAACGCGGCCGCTGCGGCGGTCCGGGCGGCGGCGGGGATCCGTTCGCCGTCGCGAGTGTTCATCGAGCTCGGCGAGATGCTGAGCCGGGGCCTCGCGCTCGGTATCGGCAAGAGCGAGACCGAGGCGGAGAAGGCTGCGCGCAGCCTCGCCGATGCGGTCATCGCGCAGGCGTCCCGCCTGGAGGAGGCGTTCGCCAACGACCAGTGGGCGGTTGAGTTCGATGCCCGCGTTCGCCAGGAACTGGCGCAGCACGACACCCCCGCGACGGCGGGGGGCGGAAAGGGCCAGGTCGTGATCACGCAGAACTTCAACGTGCCGTCGTCGGAACGGGCCAGCGACAAGGCCCTGCACGGCATGCGGCGCCTGAGCGCGTTCGGACTGTTCGATGGCTGAGGCGCTGACGATCAACGGCGTCTCACTGGCGTCGTACGCGTTCATGACCTCCGACATCTCCGGACTGATGACGGTCCCGGAGCGTCGGGGCGAGAACGTGGTAGTGCCGCAACGACACGGACGCATCCGCCAACTGGGCAAGCGCTTCGACGCCAACGAGATCGTGTTGCCGCTGTGGATCGTGGGTGCCGACCCGGACACCGGAGCGCTGCCCACGTTGCCCGAGGAGCTGGATATCTTCTTCGAGCGGCGCGACCAGCTGCTCAAGCTGCTCTACGCCGATCCGCTGCTGCTGCAGTACACCCGCCCCAACGGGCACACGGTGCAGGCGTACGGCGAGGTGGTGGACGTCCTGGACTTCACCCGCCGCCACGCCGAGCCCTTGGCTCAGGTGTCGGTGGCCATCGAGATCACCAACGCCTTCTGGGAGGACGCCGACTCGGTGTCCCAGGAGATCACCGGTCCGACCGAGACCACTGTGGAGCTGACCGAGTTCGCCGGGGCGACCGCGCCCATGTCGGACCTGGTCATCACGGTGTTCGGCCCCTGCAACAACCCGATGTTCACGCACGGGCCGCAGTGGGTCCGCTTCAATGGCGTCATCGACGCCGGGCGACAGTTGCAGATCGACATCGGTCGGTGGCTGGTCGGTCCCGGCACCGGGTCGCCGTGGTTGCCGTCGGTCGGACAGGTGGAGCAGGGACGACCCGGCCCCTGGCTGGAGCTGGACCCCTCCGTGCAGCCCTTCGAGATCACCTTCACCCACACCACCGGTGGATCGGCGACGGCCACGATCAGCGGCCGCCGCAAGTACCTGAGCCCCTAGGAGAACTTCATGACGACCGGGACCGACATCACCCTCGCCGAGGAGCCTGGCGCGCCGGTGGTGCACCGCATCCTGGGCCCGAAGGACCCTGCGCTTGCGCGCGCGGAGGAGGCCGGGCTGCAGGTGCTGGTGGGCCGCTACAGCGTGGAGAAGTACCACCGCGAGCGCACCCCGGAGAACCTCTACGAGGTCGTGGAGTGCCCGCCGAACCTGTTCCTCACCGCCGGGGTGACCCGACTGTGGCAGCTGGTCGCCGGGGTGAACTCCACGCACCTGGACGGCACCAACACCCGGCTGGCGGTCGGCGACTCCGACACCGCTCCGTCGGTGAACGACTCCGACCTGCTGGGTACCAACAAGTTCCGCAAGCAGGTCTCGGGGGCACCGGTCATCTCCGGACGCCAGATCACCTTCAGCGCCGAGTTCGGCACCGGTGACGCCAACTTCGAGTGGCTGGAGGTCGGGGTCGCCTGGGCCGCGTCCGGCAGCAACACGTTGGTGTCGCGCACCGCCATCACCTCGCCCGGCCTCGGCACCAAGGTCAACACCGCCGTGTGGGTCCTGAACTGGACGCTCGGCATCTCCACCACCGCTGGCTGATCCGCGAAGCACGTAGGGAGCGAGGAGAAGCGTGGCGACGATCGTCCTTGTTGTTGCGAACGCGGGGTCGCTGACCACTGGCGACACCGTGATCCGCGACCGCCTACAGGCGGCTGGGCACACCGTCGTGCTGCGCAACGACGAGGAC